TTATATTTTGGAACATAGCAGTACAAAGATGTTGGAATGCTCCATTATCGGAACTGTAAAAGATGGAACATTCCAGAAGGCAATAGACAAATATCCAACCATGAAAGTAAGTGCGCATCGAATTTCCAAAGAAGAATTTGCTTCTATGCTGAGCAGGTATACAGAAGGATTCTGCATCGGAGAATATTCAGCCTATGAGTTTCCGGCATATGTAGATGGAAACAAATTCTTCCAGAGACATGCTTGTATTGTTGGAAACACCGGCGCAGGAAAATCCGAGACAGTGGCGAAAATTTTGGAGCAGACAAGCAAATTACCTGGGGCGAATGTGATCGTATTTGACATCCATGGCGAATACAAAGAATTGTCATATGCCAGAAATATTCAGATTGGTGGTGACAGACCATTCCCTATATGGATGTTTGGCTTTACGGATATGATCTCCAATATTTTAAAAATCAAAGAGGAATCAGCAACCGTAGCTATGACAGCTCTCCGGAAGTGCTATTACAATGTGTGCCCGAAAGGAAAAGAGAATAGGCCAGTATATTTCAACTATGTAGAGTTTGTTAAACTGATGAAATTTCTTGATGAGGAAATGATCGGGACGGGAGAGATTTATAAATCAGGCGCACAGGCTGGAAAAGAGAAAATCGTAAAAGGTGATTACAACGGGAAGCTCACCAATATTGTGAATCTTCTTGTTGATAAGGCAAGAGACAGCAAATATCAGTTTTTATTTGAGGATATGCCGCAGCAGTATTTATATGATTTTATGAAAGATGTGCTGAACAATGATGTTCCGGTAAAGAATATTGATCTGTCCGAGGTACCGCACGATGTTGCCATTCCGATTATTGGAGTAATTACAAAACTGGTGTACGAGATTCAGAGAACATATAAGAGCAAAGACGTAAATCCGGTCACCTTGGTATGCGATGAGGCTCATGTATATATTCCAAATGACTTCTCATTATCTGCCTCTCAGCGGCGTATGGTAGAGATATTCGAGAACATTGCAAAGGAAGGTAGAAAGTTCGGTGTGACATTATTTCCTGCAAGCCAGAGGCCATCAGAGCTCAACAAGACAATCATGGCGCAGTGCGCAAACTTTATTGTTGGAAAGATGAATAATGAAAATGACAAGGCAATGATCAAAGGCATGATGCCAGAAGGAAGCGAAAGCGTGATTGATGAAACGTCAATGTTTTCTCCGGGTGATGTGTTTGTGATCGGAGATGCAGTGCCGATCCCATTAAAAATCCATGTTGCACTTGCAGAAGAAAGACCACAGTCCAGAACGATTGCCTTTTGGGATAGATGGAAAAATGCAGGAACGGTTG